TTTGGTGATTTTAAAAACAACATACTTTCAGATCTTTTTACTGCCTGTGATTGTTTAAACATTCTAATTATTTTTTTTATCATTTCACTCTCTTCATAATCTCTAGGGCTCATTTTCCATGAGAAAGTAAATGTTCTTAATTGTGGCCCACTAAAAAGTAATTCCATATTTGGATTCACAATCGCACCAGTTGTTCTTGTCAATACACTACCACCAGTAGCAGCCTTAGTTAGCATCGCTGCAACTCCAGTTTTTACCTCACCAGAATTTTCACCAACTTGTTTGGTAATAGTTTCTAAACTATCTACTAATCCATCTATTGCACCACTTCCTTTTTGCACATTCTCAAAGAAAGCATTTGCAATAGCAAGTTTTGCTGGATCCATTTCATTAGAACTCCAAGCCACATTATTACTATCTTGCACACTGCCAGGCACAGGTAAGAACACACTTCCCAAGACTCGTTGTGTGTAACCTGCTCTACCACCCTTGTCACGACTCTTTGCTATTTTAAATCCTTTTATTGCTCTTGGTTTATATTTTAAAACAGATATCTGCATTTTGTCTTGATCACGATTTGCTTTGAGTGCTATAGGATAGTAGTAAGTATAACGTGATTGATATTTATCTCTAGGTCTAGAAGATTCTTCTGGCACTGTAGAGAGAGTATCTGTATTTGCACCAGTAGTTTCATCAGATGGATTGCCTTGACTATTAGACCCTTGACTATTAGCTATCTCTCTCATTGCACCTGCCTGTGTTGATAAACCACTACCTTTACCATATCCAAGTTTTATAAAATATTTTGCTATTGCATTTGAACTTATATTATTAACTTGAGAATTAAAATCACTGCTTCTATCATTGAGATCAGACCAACTAGCATCAGGTAATACAAATCCTAAAGTTGTATCCGCTTCATCTATATACTTTCTTTCCCATACACCCTTCGCACCAGGCCCTCTTGTTGCTGCAGTTGTCCATGTTGTTGCTGCATTACCACCAGTTACACCACCATCAATTGCTGTTCTGTCTACTTGTAAATTGGTTGTAAAAGAACCAGACACTGCCTTCCCATTAGCATCCACTTTCCATGTGTTATTGGATCTATATGCTATTTGATATTTGGTTGCGTCAGTTTTTGTGTAGGTTCTTACCCAACTAGAACTGTTAGTGCTGGTTGCCATTTACAGGGTTTTTATTTATTTAGTGATAAACTTTGCATAAGGTATTGAAAGTAGGTCATCCAACTCAATATATTTAACGGTGTATAGCACACCTGGTAGTTCATCCCAAGTATAACTACGAGATGATTGCCAGTGATAATTGATTCCTCTGAATCCCCACTTGAATAAATCTGTGCAAGCAATCAAAGGGTGTTGATCGTATTGTATGTTAGGAGTCTTGGCATTATATACAAAGGTGTAATAATTTCCTACTTGAGGTATAGGAGTCACAGTATTGTTTAATGCTTGCATTATTTCTAACATTAGATCTTCTGGATCTGATGATGTTAGTTTACTCTTGATTGCTTCAATACGATTGGCATTAACTTCAGGTGGTCTTTTTTCCTTTTGACCCAGTGGAACAGGTTGACCTGTATATTGACCAGGTTTGGTGGGATTCCTAGCATCAATCGCTGCTTTTATTTCATCTAATGTAGCCATTACTTGATACCTAACTCATCCTCGGTGATTATTTTAAATTCAATCATACGATCATCACAGAACTCAACTGCTGCTTTCCATTTTGCTTGATTAACAGCATAGGTTTGACACTCATAGATATATGATTTGGTGGTTCTTTTTCTTTTCTTGGGTGGTTGAGTTTGTTTCTTTGGTTTAACCTCAACAACATAATTTTTAACTTTATTATTTTTCTCTTTCACTTTTATTATATAATCAGGGAAGTAACGATGAACACGTTTATCGATAGGAGAAAGATACGGTATAGAAAACTCTTCAGATGCCCAAGATATTATGTTCTCATTCTTATCACACCACACACAGAAACGTCTTTCCCAACTACTTCTACAGATGATATTGTTAGGATTGCCCTGATATTTCTCTGGATTCGATGGTTTATAACGACTTTTTATACTTTCTGCCATTATCTTGCATACATAATATATAAGGTCAAATGTATTTATAAATGGCTTCCATCCCACCACAGAGATTAACAGTAGATAAAATTGTAAGTGACTTGTTAGAACCAGCAACCACCTCGTTCTATCAAGTATCGATTAGTGACCCAAGACAATTAAACGAAAGAGGAGATACGTTTGCAACTTATCTTCGTCAGCAAGGTCTTGAGGTTTTATTCAACACAAGAGGTCTTGATCCAACAAGGAGAGAGAAATTGCAATTGTTCTGTTCAGAGACAACACTACCAGGTTCATCTTTAGCAACAGCAAATTTAGATAATGATTTTACTGGAGTATCGGAGAAGTATGCTCATCGTAGAGTTTTTGATGAAGAAATATCTTTAACATTTTATTGTGATGCAAAAGAATATATACCAGTTAGATATTTTGAATCTTGGATTTCATATATGACAAATGATACAAGAGATAATCATAGTGAAAATTTTTATTATAGAATGAAGTTTCCAAAAAAATATAAAGGTGGTCTAGAAATAACTAAGTTTGAAAAGAATTTAAATTCACAAGATCCAGTTAGAGGTAGAACAAGACCACTAACATATACTTTTATAGATGCATTTCCAAAAGCCATCTCTGCAATGCCAGTTACATATGATGCATCAGATTTATTAAAATGTAGTGTATCATTTTCTTATACAAGGTATAGTGCAAAACCTGCAAACCATGATGCGTTTGATCCATCATTCGCATATGCTGCTGGTCAATTTGCTAACATTGCTGTAGATAAATTAACTGGAGTTGATCTTCTGGGTGATATTGTGGGAGGAGTTGTTCAGAGAGCACTCAGATAACCCTGCTATATAATATACTGAATTGCATAATAGGATATCATGCCTTTACCAAAAATTGCGACACCAACGTATAGTTTGGTGTTACCATCTTTAGAAAAGGAAATAAATTACAGACCTTTTCTAGTTAAAGAAGAAAAACTTTTAGTTCTTGCCTTAGAAAGTGAAGATACAAAACAAATTACCACAGCGATCAAAGCAGTGCTTAAGAGTTGTGTTCTTACTAAAGGAATCAAAATAGAAACATTGCCAACTTTTGACATTGAATATTTGTTTTTAAATATTCGTGGTAAATCAGTTGGAGAGCAACTAGATGTTAATATTATTTGCCCTGATGATGAAAAGACAAGTGTTAAAGTGGTGATTGACTTAGATGATATTGAAGTTATTAAAAATGAGAGTCATTCTAACAAAATTAAACTTGATAATAATTTAATGATGGAACTTAAGTATCCTTCTTTAGAGGAGTTTATAAAGAGTAACTTTGATTTTAAAGATGAGAATGCGATGGATCAATCATTCAAACTGATCGCATCTTGTGTTGATAAGATATACACCGAAGAGGAAGTGTGGGCCGCAGGAGATTGCACAAAGAAAGAGATAACAGATTTTCTTGAGTCGATGAACTCATCTCAATTTAAAAAGATTGAAGAGTTCTTTACATCAATGCCTAAATTATCACATACTATTAAGGTAAAAAATCCAGAGACAAAAGTTGAAAGTGAAGTTGTACTTGAGGGTTTAGCGTCTTTTTTCGGGTAGCAATGATCCACATGGATCTTGCTAGCTATTACAAGTTGAACTTTTCGTTGATGCAATACCATAAATACTCTTTGACTGAGATTGAAAACATGATGCCTTGGGAACGAGACATCTATGTTGGATTATTAAAACAACATCTCGAAGAAGAGGAACTCAAACGACAGCAATCAAAGAATGGCTAGCCCAGAAGCAAGACAAATATTAATAAATGATTTTGGTTATCAACCTGTTGATATAGAATCAAAGTCAGCCTATTCTCGTGCTGTAAAGGAAACTATTAATAAACTTAAATTACAAAATCCAAAAGATCCAAGAATCAAAACTCTACAAGATGCAGTAAGACCATCTAAAAAGAAAACAACTACAAAGAAAACAAAGGATGATGCAGTAAAATTTATCACAGGTAAAGGAGCTCCTGCACCTGTTCAACCACCAGCAGCACCCATGCCTAAATTTGGTGGTGAAAAAACTGGAGCAGCATTAGCATCTATATCTCAGAATGTTAATGCCATAAAGAAACTTGTTACTAGACAAAATAAACTTGAAAAAGATAAGGCAGATGATACTAGAGAGGCAAGAGAGAAAAAGAAAAGAAG